TACATTTCCTACACATATTAATTTATTCATCAATTAACTCCTTTTTTTGATCATTTTGATTTGAGGAAACCCTTTAAGTTTAGGGTTTAATTTAACTGCCTTTTTTTGAATCCTTAAATATTTTTTATAGGTAAAATAACTATTAAGGAACTCTATTATTTTTAGCATGCTATAAAATTCTTTATTTTTATTTTTAACCTATTATTCTTGTAATAATTCTTGTTGTATAATTTTTTGTATATTGGTTGATGGCTTATAGAAACGTCTGGAAGATTTAAAAACCAATACATCATAGGCCAAAATAACCAATATCGCCGGCTCATGCTCATCAATCTCCTTTTGTTTTTATATTTAAAATGGTAGTAATCATGATGTTTTTTTTTGTTTTCTGGGTTTTCATACCATTTCTTCCTTTTATTAATATAAACTACGCGATCATGTTTCCCTAGTAGCTGTTTTTTATGGCCCCTTTTTCTTTTATCAACATCTAACTTATATAGAATTGTGTCTATATTCTTATTCTTATTATTATTATTTTTTTCAGTTGTTACCGTTTCAGAAGGTTTTAAATCTAAATCCAACATTGGCTACACATATAAATTTATTCATACTATATCCTTCTTTTTTATTTTAGCCATGCGCCCGTCTGGATGATGGAACACTACACCTTCATACGTTGTATTTTTTAGAAACTCATATATATCTTGCTTTGTTCTATCAACTTCAATCACTTCTGCTTCTCTGTGGCTTATTAAGACATGCTCACTATATCCTTCTGGGTTTTTTTGGATTTTTGGACCACATAACTCATAAGTGCCGTTTTCTTTGTTTTTTAAATTGTTAAACCCTTCAACGTGAAACTTATTAGTATTATCGTTAAAATCTACTGGAACCCATCCTGTTGTTTTATTTGTAATAGCGTCCTGCGTCTCTTCAATAAACCCTTCTGGCACTGTTTGCCCTTTCTTAATTTCTCTTCGCTTGTAAAAAAGTCCATCTTTAATCATACAGCAAGTACCATCATACTTTCTTTTTGCTGTTCCTTCCCCATTAAATACCCATTCACATGCTGGATGGATCTCGTCTAGCAATTCCCTCATATTCTCTGGGTTTCTCTTGTATATTGTTGGTATTTTTTTCATTTTTCTTTCCTTCCTTTAATTACCTAATATGAATATTGTTTTTATTTAATCATTGCCTGCCTCCACATCGTTCTTCCAAAATAGGGTTATCGAAATCTCCATACTTGGTAAGCCTACCTTCCCAACTCGTGTCTATAATATCTTCATACCAAGGAAAATACGCTATAATATTTTTACCTTTGCATTCATACCAATGGTGATTTGTATTTGTTGGAATTGTGAAGGTGTGGCCAATGCATGACAACGCTTTTTCTTGTGAATAATATTCTTCATCTGTCTCTTGCCATATCACAGCGGTACTGAACGGGTTAAATGCTACAATACCGCTGTAATAATCTTTGCAACTGTCATTAAAAATAGGTACTTTTTTTGCCTTAGCAATTAGAACATTTTTCTCAAAATCATAATCGATTATAGTAAGTGTTATGGTCTCTGTTGTTTTCCAACGCAAACAAGAAAAATTAGTTATACGTCTAAATTCTTCTAGCGAAACTTCAATTACTGTTCCATCATTAAGTTCATATGAATATGGTTTTTCTTTATTCATTTAAATACTTGCATGCCGTTTAATTAAAAAAACTTCCAGAATCGCTATTTACATCAAGCTCGCTCTCTTGGTGTGCCTTCCCTTTTTTTAATCGGTTTATTCTCTCAATGATATAAATATCATTTGGGTAAGAATCATCTATTTTTTTTCCATTTTGAACCCTAGCCGTCACGGATACCACATCACCTTTTTTTATATATTTCTCTAAATATTCGGCTGCCTTTGCAAAAGCCATAAAGTTCAAAAAATCGGATTCGTACTCATTCGTAATTTTATTTTTATATTCTCTCGTAATCGCTATAGTAAAATACACTAAGGACCCCCCCTCATTCCTTTTGGGGTCTTTTGTGACATTACCTGCACACAATAATTTATTCATTTTTTTTCTCCTTTCATTTGTTTTATTATCCGCTTCTCTTTGATTAACTGACTATTTTTTTTATAGTAATTGTGCTTATGCCAGTTTTGATAGAATTTCTGTCGAGACAACGACACGTCGGGCAACGAAATAAAAAAAAACATCATCGGCCAGTACAACCAATATTTTCTAGACATATTTATCATATAGCGTTTTTTTGAGTATTTTTTTGAGTATTCCTTTGCTTTTTCTTTGTTTAACGGGTCTCTATACCAATCCTTTTTTTGCTTTAAATATAAATAATACTTGGGCTCCCCCTTTTTAAACCTGCTTATATTTTGTTTTTTGTCAATAATCAATTTAAAGAATACCGTACCATTCAGGCTCGCATGGTGGTTCACAAATTAAATTTTTTGACTCTGCGTAATCTTTCACTTTCATATAATTAGTCCTTAAAAGTATTCTTTCATCCATAAACACACTGCCTCATGTAAGTCTTTTTTTGTCCAATGTTGAGGGGGATCATCCTTAATATACCAGTTAGTACCTAGATAAAGGACCATGGGCTTTTTAGTATCGGCTTTTTCTGTATATTCAGTTGCTTTTATATCCGATAATATAACAGGGGGTTCTATAATAGGTGTATTATTAGTACTATCACTATCACTATCACTCGAAGCGGCCCAGTATTGCGGAAAACTCTTTGTACGCCGACGTAATAAGTTCAATCTTGTGTTTAACTTACTTGTTGGAATTACAGCTTGTGACTTTGTTATATGCATTTTTATATACCCCTCTCTTTAAAAACGGCTTTTTTTTTACTTTCATACTCTTTTTCACCAAATAAAATTTTAGTAAACATAAGATCCATAACATCGTTTTCATAATCCATAACCAATTTATTTTTTTTATATATCATCGCTGATACCTCCTTATTTTGTATGCTTTAATAATAACACTTAACAACTACTAAATCAACTGTCTGTTTTTATCTAAAATTAATTTACTAAAGATTTCAAGGACAAAGGCTTTAGGTGGATTCTTGAAAAGTCTCTTTGCCTGTAAAAAAGCTGCTTCCATTACTTCCTTTTTTTCATCCTCCGATAATTCAAAAGCCAGATCCGTCGCCCTAAGTATCGATGTCTCTCTCTCCTTTTTAATTTTATTAATATTATTGATTTCATTTTTAGCCATTTTAGACATAGACGTTTTTCTATCTTCTATATTTTTCAAGGTTGCGATTTCATCGGTCCATTTTTTAAGCTGTGATGGGTTTTTTTCTAAATCCTTGATAAGTGCAAGCTTAAAAGCCTCTTTATTCCTTATAGGGGATTTTTCAGACCTTACAGCCACAATTTGATCAACGATAGATAAAGCGTCAGTCCCTTTTCTTGTGCTTTCTGTTTTTAGACAATATTTATCTGAACCAGCTTTAAAGCTATTTTTATTAAAGGGCTGCTGCCTTATATGTTTATTATCTGGTTTATTATCTGGTATAGGTTGTCCATTTTCGGACGTTCCATTGTCCGATTTTGGATCATGGAGCGTCCCTATATTGGATTCTCGATAATCCAAAGATTTAAGGGTATACCATTTTGTCCTGTCATATGAGGAATTGTTAAAATTCCCCACTAGCAAAAGTCCTTCCACTTCCATTTCTCGTAAAATAAAACCCATGCGTTTTGCTTTAATATAAGGGAAGATTTCGGAAAATGCCGCATAGCTGTTATATGTCCAGTATCTACCTTTATAATAGTGCTTATTGTTCGCTTTATTTTTTTTTATCCAAAAGTCTATATTCTTAAGTATAATAGCCTTTTCGATACCATGCTTTGTAGCAAGCTGTACACTAAAAGAGTGTTCCATTAATGCACTACTCCCCGACTTTTCTAAAAGATAAAATTTGTTTTTCTTCTAAGCTAACGTGGGGCAACTCAACTAGTTCCCCGGTGTGCTTATCAACGATTTTCTCATCAACTAAATTATACCTTTCTTTAAATTTTATGCTATCAAATTTATTAACAGTTTTCCCAAATCCATTCTCTGCCCAATAATCGGGGTCCGGCTTTAAATTTAGCTTAGGTTTAGCTAAAGAAATTTTCCCAATATCAGGGAAATGGTCAATAGACATGGAGCCACTTTTTGTTTTCCTAGCAAAAACATGCATATTAGACTTTATGTAGTTTTCTATTAAAACTAATTGCTCTTCTCGTTTTTTTATATCTGTAGAATAATGTGCAACAACTTCATTTTTTATTGATTTTTGTTCGGCAATCTCTTTTCTTGTATTTGTATATTTCTGCAACACTTTTCGCCAATACAACGCCGATTTCTTATCTTCATTTTCTAAACCATGAAACATATTAAAATTCTCTGTACTCTCTTGATTGTTTTCGTTCGCTTTCATTTGTATAACTCCTTTTTAAAATCTAGACTGTATAACAGCTTTTTATAAATAAATCCGCAATAGCAGACCCTTTAAAAACTCTGTTTAATTTTATATAGCTAAAATGATCTTTAGACCTTTTAGCGCATGCTTTTTCGTTCTTGACTTTTTTTTTCATATCTGTCATGATAAAACTCCTTTTTAAATTTAATTAATGCCACACGCTATTACTTAAATTTTTTGTATAACATTCATGAGGCTAACGCCTCATTTTTGTTTTTAATCTGCTACTCTACCCAAAACATAAGCTCATCAAAGCTATATTTATTGTTAAATCCTGCCAAAATTCTACGAGCATAGGTCGTTGACGCGGTTATATCAACCCTGTCCGCTTTCGATAAATTACTTAAATATTGAGGGTTTTCAGATCCTATTATCTTTGAAAATTCCTGTTGGTTTAATACCTCGTTTTTTAAAGCTGTAAAAAAAGGCTTTTCTTTTAATTTACATTTCAACCGTCGTTGCTTTCTCATTTTATCACCTCCTTAATTATACATTCTACATAATAACACAAAGTAATAAAAAATTAAAGAACATGTGTTCACCATGCGTTCACTAGTCAATTTTTAGATTATATCTGTAATTTTTGATAATGTATTGTTTGTTTTTTCTAGTTTTGTGTAGCTAACCTTCATGGTTTTATCATAAGATCGCTTAAAATTCCTAGCTATCCATTGATGACAATTTTGGTACTGCCAATCATAAATTTTAGATATTTGTCTAATGGTCAACCCGCTATTTTCAAGTTTTTGTATAGCTGAAATATTATAGTTTGAATTAGGTTTTTTTTTCATACTTGAAACTCCTGTAATCTCTTGATCATATTTGAGGCTTCATTTATGCCGAGATCTTCCAGAGACTTTACATCGTATTCACTCAACAAGTTTAAAAAATTAAAGTTGGGTTGCTTTGTTTTTACACTAAAAACCAGCTTTTCTATATAATTTGTTTGGGCCAGACTTAGCTTTTTTTTATTTTTCATTTTTATAGTATCCTCTCTCATTGAACCATTGTCATTTTCGTCTTTTTTAATTTTGTCTAAAATCTCTGGGGGGACTTCTCCTTTAAAAACTGAACTTCCAATACCGTAATAACTCACGCATTTATTTAATGCGTCGGTTACGGCAGATTTGTATGTGTCACCCCAAGAGGCGCCCTTTATTTTAATAGCTCCTCCATATTGCTCTATTTTCATGGTGTGTCTAGGCTTAAAACATACCCTAACCAAAACCTCTTGGTCTATTCGCTCGGTTTCTATAATATCAAATGTCCACTGTCCTGCACCGAAAACATCATTTATTCTTTCTGTGATATATCCGGCTTGAATAGTTGTTAATCTTCGTTGGCCAAAAAGTAAGGGTTTCATGGCTTTTGCTGGAAAATCCCTTTTTAATAATTCGGCGTTTAATTTAAAATCACTCATTCAATTAATCCCTAGAAGACATACCGACTTTGTGTTGATTAATGGGATAGCTATAGATAAATTAATCGTCTTGATATCCCTGATTTGATTATTTATAAGATTTAAAGCCTCTTGAAACCTTTTTTTTCTTATTATACTTGTTGAAAAGCATAGCCTCTTAAGATAAAGTTTCTTTTTATTTTTTAAGCGATTATACCTTCGATTCAAACTCTCTCTATTTTCTTTACTTGAAAAAACCCTCTCAAGGTGAATAATGTTTTTATCTGATAGATATTTATTTTTTCCGATACGCCTTAACCTTTTATACTCTTTATTATCCATGTGCAGCTCCTTTTTTTTGTATACCTTTATAATAACAGAATACAAAAAATAAATCAACACTAATTAATACCGATTTATAACGTAAAGGAACTAAACCTGATTAATTTCGGATATATTTTTAAGCTCTTTTTTTATACTTTCACTACAAATTTTAATTATTTCTAATCTGTCAAAGTGACACTTAACAAGTGCATCAACTCTTTTTATTAGATATGCTACTATTGGCCGAACCTCTTCTAGCTGGGTATATGCTTTTTTAAATTCCTTGTGGGCGCGATCAAATTTTACAGAAGCGCATAAAAACTCGTTTAAAATCGGCATGCACTCTTTAATTAAATTCTCTGTGCTTTGCTCCATTTTTTTATACGATTAAATATTTTTAGTCATGGTCTGTATATATACTTCTAACTTTGACATGCTCTCGGTCAACCTCTCATGACGCTCCTCTTGTTTTTCGTCCATAGAGGCAAGTTTAGAGTGAATAGCCTCTAGTTTTATATCTAGAATCCTTTCTGGCACAAGTTCTTTTTTTAACTTATCAATTTCTTTATTAACTTGACTTTTTGAGTATGTATATAGTTCTATAAATTCCTTTGACGCGAAAAATTTATGCCTATAAAATAAACCTAGCAAACTACCTGATAGGATAAAAAACAATATGATCAGGGTCCCGCCTTTTGAATCTATAAAAAATGCAAGTGAATCTATCATAATTTTATATTGTAACCTAATTTAATTTTTTTGGATTTTTTGTCAAAATGTGTAGAGATATTCCCGATATTAACAGCTATTTTGTTGTCATTAATAGAAAAATCTATTTCTCTATTTTTATTTTTCATTTTATTAATTTGAGCCACAATAGCCACATTATCTGCCTTCGCCCCATTTATCATTTTAATAACTTTTTTTTCTAGCTTTTTCTTGTAAATTTTGAGCCAAAAGTCATCCCTTTTATTTTTAGATCTCCTAACAAGCCTTTCTAGTTCCTTAATCGCATAATTATATATTACTTCCGCTGTCTTTTTTGCTATATATTGCCGATATGGCCAGATTATAGGCACAATAACCCGTTTTATGAAATTGAATATGTTGTTTAATAAATTTCTAATTATAAGCATGTGAATGCCTCCCTTTTTTTATTTTTAAGTTTAGGTGGGTCAAAAAAAACAATGTTTTCTGTGCCTGTGTATAATCCATCAACGTGAAGCCATCCGACATCTCGTTCAATCCGTGTAATATATTTAAATTTCGCGCTATTTTTTAATATATAATTCCTTGCCTCTTCGGCCGTTACGTCTTCAAAGACACAATCAATCGCCTCTCCGAATGAATGGGCACTTAGCGGCGAGTATATATTTATCGCATTTTTATCCCGATACCCTGAATAGCTTCTGCGACCACCGAAGGCCCAGTCATTAATTACTGTTTTCCCAAAAACTACTCTTAATTCTTGCGCGGTTTCTATCATCCCTTTTCGAATAAATCGACATGAATTTTCTTTGTAATTTTTATAAATATGTTCTGGTATAAATTCTTGTAAAATAAAGTTTTTTGATATTTTCATGGTCTTGGTGGTAATATTTCCGGCCATAAATTAAAAAGCTCTTCCGGTGTCGTTGCACCACTAAGGTCAAACGTTTGGGGGATATCCCTTAAAACCTGTCTTTCTGCTCTGAGGCTGTCTATATGATCTTGGTCTCCTGTATCTTCGGCTATGTAGATTTCTCTGTCTTTTTTGTTTAGCTCTTGATTTCTAATTATTCTAATATCGTCCATATGTATATCTCTCGCTACTGGCATGTAGACTACAACTTTATCATCATCTTTTACCCAAGCCCCCCTAAATAGCGTGGGTAATTCTGACGTGTCTATTTCGCAATAGTCTGTAATATATGGGTAGTCCTTTGTCATTAATTCCTCTGTCGTGAGTGGCGGTATAATGATATCGTCGCCGCCCTCTTCTGGTGATGGCTCTCTATGTTCTTTAGTTGTATTTGTAACTCTTTTTAATAAATTATCATTACCCATAAAAATGATGATAGTTGACATTATACCGCCTCCCAATATATCGCTATTGATGTAAATTCAGCTGAGTAAGCTACATTCCCGCTGTTGGTGTTGGAACTTACCTGTATTATGCAATCAGTAGCATTTTTTTCAAAAATTCTAGCAGCATGATCATACGAGTTAGAGGAATCTAGAATTCTATCTGAACCTAATAAAATTAAATATTCTGCGGCATTTGGTGGGGTGGCGTTTGTATCAAAGGTCAGCGTCGCATAGTTTCTTTGTCCTTGACCTTGCTGAGTCCCAAAACTAATAGATGAGAAACCGTAAGATACTTGTACTGTATCTTGTCTGCCATCAAATGCGGCGTAGGCTTTAGGGGCGTTATATGCTCTTAGCCTGCCATTTAGATTATAGCCCTCAATAAATTGGGGGGCCGCATTATTTATACCATGAGATATGCGGCCGCTTGTGTCTATTCCAACCCCCGCAAAATTCGGAGATGCCGTTGTTGTTCCATTTCGTGACATATACCCTATATTTGAATCTCTAAAAACTCTATGACTTGACCCCGTGCCATCCGACATGCCAATGCCATCTGTAGGTCCATCTGTCCCTAATAAAACGCCCCCGATTCCAGGTTGTGGGTTATTCCCTAAATTGACCCTATCGCTGAAATTCCCTTCTCGCCATCGGTTAGTTTGATTACCTATATCTTGTTGTGCATCTGTATTTACGTGAGGCTCTGATAAATCGTTTGGTAAAAAATCCCCAAACAGTTGCTCGTTAATCGTTTGAAGTTTCACATCGTCCAAAATTTGACCGTTACTATATTCGCCTTGATTTAAAACTGTCATTTTTTTTCTCCTTTTAAAATTCCCTTAAAACAAATTGACTTGTCAGATTATCTAAATTAAGCGTTATAGATATTATTTTCGCGTCTTTGTCCCTAATATTAATACTACCTTGAGAGCCTCCAATAGGGATGCTTGTGTCGCCTATAACAAAATCACCTATAATAATCTTCTCACCTGCTGTAGGTTCTCCTAGATAATTAATTTTTACCCAATCATTTAACTCTAAATGCGGAATAAACGTAGTTTTAATAGTGTATTCTCGCTTCGGATTTTGGTATATCTGCCTTATCTTCAAAGCCATGGCGCTTGCCTCGCTTACAGACAATTCTTTAAGCGTATAATTAAATGTCCTTTCCCCATACAAGTCTTGGGGGCTCCCATCGTTTGGTGTCCAAGCGGCCGCGCTTACGGCCGTCCCATTACTATATTCGATTGCAGCCCTTCCCCACGTATTGTTTAAACCTTGTATAAGCTTTGGCAGTGTAACAATATTTACTCCAAAGTCATTATCAGTGATGCCAGGACCGTTAAAATACCAGCTTATAACATTCTTCTCTAATTTTTCATCCCACACAAACGCCCCCAGATTATCTACCCCGAAATAAAAATCATCAATTAAAGAATAGTCTTTTAATTTATCAAATACGCTTGCATCATCATCTATTTCGGGGTTATTGATATTAAGTAAACCTGTTATACCTCTAGGGTTAATTTTGTACTTGTCGGCATCTGTCGCCCCTTCAAAAAAATTATCAAATATTCTTACACCACCCTGTGTTTTTTTTACTAATCTATCTATGAGATCCTCTGTTGTTCCTGCGCCTGTAGCTATCCCCTCGGCTGCGTAATTAGAAAAAACTTTAAGTAAGCTGCTTAATTTAATGTTAATTGTTCCGTTGTCGTTTGTCGTTGGGTCTCCGTAAAGTATCCCATAAAAAACAAGCCCTTCTACTTCGTTCTGCTCGTCATCAAGGTAACCCACCTCAATTTTGAATTTTGTACGGTATCTTGTCTTGAACCCATTAAATAAACTTGTAATTGTGTTTTCGTCATTAAATTGTCCCCTCGAATTATCAAGCTTCAAAGTGGCCCCGGTTACGTTTGTATTTCCTAAAAAAGTTATATCATTGTAAGAACTTCTGATAGTTCCGAATTTAATAACATAACTTGTTATATCACCCCAATCAGGCTCATATTGATTATTGATTTGAAGGCGTTTGATTGATACACGCCTAAATATTGAATTAGAACCCCTTGTAACCAATTCTTTTATAGTACTCATTACCTGACGCCTGCTGCTTGTTCTATATCAAGCCTGCCTGATTTCCCATTAAATCTATAGTCCGCTGTAAACGCTTCAAGTTCAAATCGTTTAAAATTATAATGACCGCCTCGACCGTCCCAGAACTCATTAAGGCTTGTTATTATTGTTGAAACTGCAGGTTGATACGGGTTTCTTATAAATTCTATTCCGTTAGGTATAAATATAAAACTATCAGTTCTGTTGATACGCTCGACTTCGTTTATATTGTCCAGGTCTTCCCCTTTAACGTTAACTACTCGCATGTTGTAGTTATATATTTTTCTAATAAAGGTTTTACTAGTTGACCCATCACTTAATTTTAATAATCTTTGTATTAATCTGGGCCTGTCTTTAATGACATGCCCCATGTTGCTTGAAAACTCCATGATCTCGTTAGTTGCTATAAACTGACCTAATTGATAAGGCGCCCCAATGGGGTTATATGTAGGGTCGAAAGGCTGATATAACCTTAATTCTGATATTTCTATTTCTGGAAACTCAAAATAATAGCTTCTAAATGGCTGTACCCCTGTGCTTACTGTGTCTAAGGCTATATCAATAAAAAAAGTTTCAACACCTGAAGTATCTCTATAGCTAAATGTTATTCTTTCAGCTCCAAGACCAACCCCTGTCTTTTGGTCTTTGTTTTGTAAAATAATTCTACTAATTTTTTGTGGGGTAGCTGGTATCCAGTTTACCTCTGCTCCCTGTTTTTGAGTATATCTCGCGTATACGTCTGGATTTCTATCAACAAGTTTATTAGCTTCAACAGAATTCATTGGAATGTTTATGCCTGCGGGGTCGTTTGGGTCTGTGGCTGAACTAGAATATAATTCTGTTGCCTTAATTTTATTTTTATATAAAAACTTAGGTCTAAATATGTTGTCGCCTGGGCTATTTGGCATCTAAACTATCCCCTTTTTTACTTGGTCCTGTATGTCTATAATCTTTTCCCCCAAAACATCCCCATCTAGTTCAATCATAACGTTAATCATGGGTAGATTCCCCCCCCCGAATCCACCTTCTTTGATATCGCGCATCAATTCTATTAATTCTGAACGCTCGGCCCTGCTCAATACCTCTTCCCCGGTTTGAAGCTTAGCTACAACCTCATCTGCTTTTACACCCCCCATGCTTGCGCTAGAACCTGTGGCCGTCCCGTTATCCTGACCAACTACGCCTCCTTGGTGGAATATGGCGTTCACAGCTGCTTTAGCTGCTGCGCCTGCTGCTATTATAGGAGCAATGGCTGCAAGTGTAGCGCCAAAGCTCATTGGTCCAGCTGCTGTTGCCACCCCTACCTGCTCTATCACTTTTGCCTCTATCACCCTATTCGCTGACCTTTTAACAAAGTCTAGGGTCGCTTTCGCTATTTCGCCTTGATTGCCTGCTAGAATGTCCGTCATTCCAGCACTATTTTTTAATATCTCGTTCGTTATTAATCTGTCAATGCTTAAATCTTTATCTCTATCCTTAGCTTTCTTTTTATAAAAGTCTTTAATTTTTTTTAGTCTTTCATCTAATGAAATGCTTTCGTTTTGAGCAAGTATTATAAGCCGTTCGGCTTCTTGCTCGTCATCTTCCATTTTGAGTTCGTCCATGAACTCTTTAAGTTCTAACGCCTGTTCTTTTTTTCGTTCAAGCTCTTCGGCTTCGGCTTCTGCCTTAGATGCTCTTGCTTCTTCTTCTTTCTCTTTTTCTTTTTCTAATAACTCTTTTTTTTGTGCTGACTCGTCATCTAATATTTTAGACTTTTTCTCTGCAACTTCTTCTAGCAATGCTATTTCTTGTTCAGAAACTTCTTTCCTACGCGCAATTTCTAGCGAAAGGCTTTCAAGGGTACTAGTTATATGTTTTTTTTGAGTGATACTTGAGTTTTCTAGTAGTTCTTCTTGTCTCTTAATTTCTCTGTTTAATTCCTCTATAGGCTTTGAGCTTAAACTATTAAAGCTATTCGCCCAGTCTTTTACATTTCCAACGGCGCCAAAAAGAGTATTTGATACTTTTAAAAGCGGTTTTAAAATTGACCCGATAGCCTCCCCCGCAAATTTTGAGCCGGACATTATATTATTGATAAAAATAGCCCATTGACCGCTCAGGGTGTCGATTTGTTCTGCATTGGCTTTAGCGGCTGCCCCTGTTGAGTCCGCTACCTCGTCTATACTTTCTCTAAGCTTTTTAAAATCGTTTTTAGCTAGAGCAATGACGGCGTTTACTGCTTCCTGAGATCCTAAAAGCTTTTTAAGGGCTCCTACGTCTCCATTTGTAGCTTCTGTGACATCTTTCAATACGCCCTCTAACCCATTTGCTTCAATAGCAGTCTGATTCAACTCTATCCCATAGGCTTTAGCTGATTTTATAGCCTCCGCCGATGGAGCCGTAATAGCTGAAATCGCTGCTTTTAAACCTGTAACGGCCTCATTGGTATTAATTCCCTGTGCTGTTAAACTAGAAATACTTGATAATAATTCATCTAATGATATACCGGCCGCATTAGCTACCGGCGCGATCCTACCAATAGCGGTTGACAATTCCCCAACCGTAGTCTTTCCCTGCACCTGAGCAGTAAAAAGCTTATCGGCTATTGTTGTAGCGTCTGCCGAACTCAACGAATAAGCGTTCATTACAGACGTCAAGCCGTCTACGGCTGTCTTTACATCGGTTACGCCACCTACGGCAAGTTCGGAGGCCACCTTTAAAAATTTTATACTTTCCCCAGCATCCACGCCAGCGGACTGCACATCAAATAAGGCTGTGGCTAAATCATTTGCCGCTACAGGTGTCGTTTTAGAAAGAGCTATAACCTCTTTTGACATGCGCTCGACCTCTTCGCGACTTGCATTTGTAAGGTTGCCCACGTTAACCATTGATTTCTCAAATTCTGCAAAATCTTTTACCGCGAATAGTGCTGCGGCTCCTAGTGCGGCTATTGAAAGCTTGCTATTTAAAACGGTTTTTGAAAAACTCTTTAAACTAGAGCCCGCGTTTTTAGATGCCCTCGATACGGTTTCTTTACCTTGAATTAGTACTTTTGTTATTTTTGTGGCCATTTTTTTCTTTTTTTCTTTAAAAACGTTTGATGCAATTTCACATTTTGTAAAATGGGTTTTTTCGCTTTGTTGTATTCCCAAAATAGATTAATACTCGTACTTGATAACCTCCATAAGAAATAAAGAAACCGAAAAATAAAAATGCTTAAGAAGAAAAAAAGGTTAACGTATAAAGACTGTTTTGGGTCTTGCATTATAAAATTTAATCCGTATACGGAAACCCAAAATACTGCACTTATAACCGTTAACCTAAATAAAAAATTCATTCTTTGCCTATTTTTTTTTACCTTTAAACGTCGTAGGTTCCGGCCACTGCGTCTACTACTTGAATTTGTACTGTGTAGCCCTCTGCCGCATCTTCTAACGCTTGAAATCTTACTGGGGTCATGAACTGCTGAGTTCCACTTACATTTGGGGTGTCGCCTAGCAATGTAACTCTAGGAATATTTACAGTGATTTTATAATTACCTGAAGAGGTACCGGCTAGTGCATCACTAGTTAGCTCTATAATCATGGCTTGATCTGTGTTATTTTTCCACGCCCCATAAAGTCCGCTAGCTATTAAATCTGTTGTTATTTGGTTTAGCTGTATGGTGTAGTCTGGTTTGTCAAAAACTGCGCAGTCTGGATACTGGCTTGACCCATCTGGGGTTAATACCACATTTTTATTTATTGAAAAGGTAGCGTCTGCATATTTAATCTGTGTAGCTGTTCCTAATGTATCCCCGATTTTAATAACTGCCTGCCATGATTCAATTTGCGGAACCTCTGAAAAAGTTGGGGTCACGTTCGGGGTTGCATTGTATTCCTCTTTTATTCCTACCCATTCAGCAGAGATAGAAACATTATCATTTTCGGGTAAAGTTAATGTGAGCGTGTTTGCAAAGCACCCAATATACTTAAAAAGGTTTTCATTAGCTACCCCTATGGTAGCTTCAGACCCCCTTAATACTTCAATAGTTTCCCCAAATATTGGGAATTGAGATTTACTTGTCGGCTCTTGAAAAGTATGCGTATACCCTATAGTTGAATCCCCTGTAACTGTTTGGTTGTTCCCAAGTATTGCCGCGTAAATTTTAGCAAAATAATAATCATTGGGATACAAAAAACCAGTTCCGCTAGCTCCTTCCACTGACTTCTTACCCCTACGAACCGTAACTTTACTCTGTGAATACCGTATTCCACCGGCCACGGCCGCTTTATCTGCCTCAACCTCTTGTAATGATTCGTCCCCATTAAATTCTTGAAATATTGTAGGGTCCGATGGTGTGAACTGATCAACGGTTTGTGTACCGAATCCAATATATGAACTCCAGCCCTGGGCTATATTACATGTCATCTTCTTTTTTCTCCTTTAATTTTATTTTTTCTGTTATTTCTACGGCCTTGAAAAATGGGGTCTTTATTAAATTTATAGCATCGTCTGGCAATTCTTTGATATCATTCAAACTAAAACTGTACTTTTTACCATTAAATGTTACACTCCTACTTTTACTAGTGCATTTAACTTTCAATCTTAATCCCTCCTCCTGTTTATTATAAAGTCTTTTGTATTTACTGTGAAATTAATATCACAAAAAACTATATCATCACGATATGTAGAGATATTACCAACAGAGATTATGCTAGATTTTCTCCCATACTGTAAAAGTCGAGGATCTACACTACCATCTATTTTAGAGCTTGCAACGTCTAAAACCCTCTCAATAAGGGGTAATATCCCCCCTCCCTCGCTATCAAAATAAAAATTGTATGAGCCTGTACCTGTTGTCCGGCACAGTAAAGTTAAAACTAATTCCATATCAGCCTCTTTTTTATTAACCGAGCAAGCCTCAAACGTCTCAGTTATAAAGCTTCCCCCTGCATTTAAAATTAATTTTGGAAAAGCGTTTGTACCATCGTTTTGTAACTTATTTCCAGTTTGAAAACTAACAACATCCTCTAGTAAACCACCTGCAAGCATAGCTGTATCAATTCTTTGTTGAAACTCTTTGATAATATTTGTATATATACCCATTACACAAAACCAATTTTTTTAAGCATGTCTACTGTGTTTTTTTTCATTTCTATATCTATTAATGGACTGAAAATTTTTTCTAGGGGCTTTCTTGCTTTTCGTGCGGGTATTTTAGCTTTTTTTGCTAAGACTATCCCCACATTCTGAAAAACGTCGCGTGTTGTCTTCCCTTTCTTTCCTCTTGTTTTTAATTCTTTAAAAAGTTTATTTAGTGCGCTTTTTTTTATTCCTGACTTTGTTTTTACGCTGTTTTTAATAGGAATTGTTAGGAATTTTTTGCGCTTCGGTCTAATAGTGTGCGCTTTTGATCCATTTTCAAGTACCGCCACTTGTGGTGCTTTTGATTCTATTTTGTAACTTGTCGGAGTTAGGCTTGCAAGCTGAAAGGACTGCCGAGCAAATCCGCTTTTTTTTGGGTATTTAGTTTTTATCTCTTTAAACCCAAAAATGGCGGTTTTTTTTATAGCCTGTGGATAAAGTTTTTTTATGTCTTTTTTTATTCGATCGATTTCGGTTATTGTTTTATCTAGTTTTAAGGTTTCTATAGATATCAAATAATTACACTCCTATACCTTACTAATGATTTTTTTATAATACTAGGTATTTTATTACTTATAAACCCTTCTATATCTCCTTCATCACCTTGCACAACCTGAACCCCTAAACCGGTTAAGATTTGGGCTATTTCAAGACATGCGGCAACGATATCATTCGGAGGCTCTATATATCCAACAGAGCATGAAATGTTTACAGACTTTCTTTTTGAAGAAAAACAGTCCTTTTTTTCTATCGTACCAGAGGTTTTATATATAAAAAAATCAATATCCTGTATCAAAGTCTTTCCGTTTTCAACAATAACAGGCGTGACCGTTTCCGTTAAAGGTGCATTTAAAAAGATTGTGTTTTTTATTATGTGTATATTCTGCTCAGAAGTGTACCTATCAATTAATAAACCAGATATAGTTTTTTCATAAAAAAAAGTACTACTTAATGTGTCAATTATTCTACTTGAACGCGTTATCGCTTCATTCAGATAGTTGTCGTTGTAAACGTCCGCTGAATCGGGCCTTTTTAATTTTCTTTTTAACTGAGCGAGTGTGCAGTAGTTCATTTTATAACCTTAATCAATTCTTTTTTTTTTCGTTTTTTTAAGCTCTGTACCTTTAACAAAATATCCCTTTTCTATTAAATCTTTTGTTATTGGAACCGATGCCCCTGCTTTAAAATGGTACCCTTCTTTTATAAAACCAACTCTTAAAACTCCATTTTTACTTTTCATTTTTTACCTCATTTACTGGGAAGCCCCCCAAAAAAAAAGGGGGGGAGTGCTACTTGGGGGGCTTCTTGTATATTATACTACTTCTTCAATATAAAACTATCCTAATGGGTTGTTTTTAACGCCTTGAAGTGTAACAAATTTGCTCGCAGATTGTGTCGGCATTGCCTGCTTGAAGTGAATCTGTACACGCATGGCAGTCTCCGCACTTGCAAAAGCATAGTCCGTACTTGTAGCGATCTCTAGCTGACCTTTTTGGTATATTCTAAAATTAGGTAGAGACCCAAAAAGAACAGTAACGTCGGTTCCCCCAGTGTTAGCAACTAGAGCATTGTTAGTTCTAGACATTAAATCAGAGGATATAATTTGTCGGCCTGTAGCATTATGAATCATTAACCCATTAACCATAGATACCGCATTTATTGGCATGCCCTGGCTGTCTTTCTCATTTTTAACCCTTAACCATTCTTTTGTATCAAGAATAAACACTCCTTGGTTACGGCCTTGGCTAGCAGCTGCTGCATACATATTTGATAAATCGTTATCAACAATATCGCCGTTACCTGTGCCGGAACCTCCCGAAATATTAATACAGTCCAAGGCCGTTACACCTGCACTAAAATTAATTCCTAAGAAGGCACTTGAGCTGTCGCCTGATGCGATTAAGGGCTCTAACAATCTTATTTTTGCATCTGCCGCCAGCGATGTTAACTCTGACACTAGGTTATAGTCAACGTCCTCAAACATGGTGTTTGCGATTAAAATTAATTGACCTGCTGTTTTATACTCTACAACTTCTGCTAGTGTGTCTGGTCTTTGCTCTAAATAGTCTGCACGCGTGTCAGCTCTAAAGCTAAAATCAGTGCTTGTCAGTCCATTTATTTGTGTTTTTTGTGTTCCCTGTCTGATTTGAACGGACTCAAGTAGTTGACTGCTAGTATATACGAGCTTGTCTACTTCTTGGTCAAATTCAATCCTAATAGGGTTTCCGCCCTCTAATGCAATATCAGGGGTTAAGCCGTTTACAGATTTTCTGACATTCTCTGCTTTTTGGCAAAGATCGGACATATCGCTAGCATCCTTTGCAGTGTACGTTCCCTCACACTGTTTTTTCTTTAACCTAAATGCTTTCGCCACGTCTGCACGCCATGCCCCTGCTGGCTCTGAAACTTCAACGTTTGAAGATGATTTTTCTAGCAAAGATGGAACTTTAATTTTTTTTAGTTTTTCTTCTATTGCTTTATCTACTTTTTCGTTTAAAGCGTCGGAGGCTCTTTTTTCTGCGGCACTTTTTTCTAAAGATTTTTTTATTTCAAATGCTCTTTTTGCAGTTTCAATCCCTTTTACGATCTCATGATCGCTTAGTTCTGAAAACTTTTCAGCACACTTAGAAATAATTTTTTCAACACACACATTTTTAGATAATAATTCTGTTACATATTCGTTCATTTTATTTACTCCTTAATTAATTTTTTAAGCCTTTTTATACGTGTTGTAATACTCTCTTTGGGTTCCATAGGTTGTACTGCCTTAGATTTCTCTTGTATTGTTTTGACTTTAAATTTCGCTTGATCGTTTGCGGGTATGGGCACGATCGAAGCCTCTAGCAATATGACATCCTTAATCATTTTGTTGTTCTCATATTTGCATAAGCCACCCATTGAAAAGCTGTTTAGAGCTCCATCCTTAATTAATTGTCGCTCGTGATTTGTTTCGGGTGTGTTGCTTATGTACCCCTCTGCTAATACCCCTTTGTCGTCGATAGTAAATTTAGTAAAAGCCCCCATCTGGTCCTTTGTTGAATTAACATGATTTCTTAATAGTGGGACAACTTTATTTACTTTTAACGTTTCGTTGAACGCTTCTTTATCTACAATATCGCCTTCTAAATCCATATTTTCAAATGTTGTTATATATCCCTTTATATATAATTTATCGTCCCCATCGATGCAGGAAGGGCATATTTTATTGATAGTTTGTATGGTTGCGTGGGTTGCATCAAGTTCTATATTCTTGCTTTTAAGATATGTTATTGCTTTTTGTTTTAATTCCATTTTAACTCCTTGGTACAATCGTTCCTGTGTGATTTGGGTGAAAGCTTAATTTAGATGCTTCTTCAATAGGTACATTTTTTTTATTACAGTCCGGCTCTTCGTCCTCACATCCCACTACATCAACTACTTTAACTTCTAACTCTTTGTAAGATTCAATGCTCGCTGTATCCCACGTCTTACTTGCTTCTGTACGTGCTATTCGCATCGCACGGCTTCCGCTGGTGCTGTCTAATGTTCCATATAAATCTTCGATTTTCCCTGAAAGCTCGCTAAGGCTTAACCCCTCGTCTACCATTACATTTAAAAGACGCTCTAACTCTTCCTTGCGGGTATGCGTGATCTGTTCAACTATCTTATCTGTTAATGTGCCCACTTGTTTATTGAATACGGGGTTTTTTGTTGTAGCATCAAAATCTATATCAAAGTACTCGTTTAAATCGTTGTACGAAAGTGTTAGGGCGGAGGTAAACATTTTTTTAGCTGTTTTTTTTAGCTCTTGAGTTTCAACGCTGACATTATAAAGGTCTTTTATTTTTGCGGCTTTTTTTAAACCGGTTTGTACTCTTTTTTCTTGATTCTTGTAAAAAAAGGCTATATCTTTAGCTATTTTATTTGAGATTTTCTCTCGGCTTCTTTTAGAAAATCGTATAAAATTATCCTGGTTAAAATCCTCTAATGCTTTTGATATATAAGTTTTTTTTAATAATTTTCCTGTTGTTTGGGCTAAATTGCCTGCATTTAAATTCCCTAAATCGTCCACATTTATATAATTGGTTTTTATGTATCGGTTGTTTGCTTCTTTATCCTTTGCAATCGGTAGCCCCAACATTTCCCGAAACTCGTTTTGTGAGATAGCCCCTCTATCAAAAAGCCTCTCGCCGACCTCGGCCTCTTCTTTTCTGTCTATGGCGATGGGGTACTTAAAGTTAAATGTTAAACTTTTATCAAATATATTTAATATAGCTTGATAAGCATAGGCGAGCTGCCGGCTATACTTAGGTAAGGTGTTTTTAAAGTAACGCTTCATTTGCTGTGTGGAGCTATACCCCTGAACTTTATTTAAGTCACCGGATATTACCGGGGGTAATTCAAAAATACTAGCCACGTCTTGCCTAGTCATTTCTTTCTGAGCCAAAAAATCCATATCTTTGTGAGATAAGTTTAGGGGTTTGATTTCTGTGTTTGGTGGTAGCTTCATTATTTTATGCATATTTGAAAGCCCTTGATATTGCATATCAATCGATTTTTTCCATAATTCAAACTGAGTAGGGCCTAGATCCTCTTTCTGGATGGCCGCTAGATTCGACATGGCACCTTGTGAAAAGAAAGCTTGATTAAAAATATTTTGATACCTATCTATTTCTAACATGGGCGCGTTTGCTTGTATTTTTCCCATACCACGGATGGCGTTATAAGGACTAGAGTTTTTTACATGGATAACGGCATCTTTATTTAAACTTTTATTATTTAAAGTCTGTAGCAGAGTTCCATTTGCTTGGTAATGACTAATTGTATTATAACTATTTACATCCTTAGCCTTAATGATGGTGCCATTTGCAACGATATCTATTTCAGAAGGATTTAAAATACTAATCCTGCTGGGCTTCTTATTCATTAAGGCCAGCGCATCGCCTTGCTCTGGTAGCCAGAAAAAATTCCCCTCAAGTAAAAAATGTAATACTGAAATCTGCCGTAATTCAAAACCCGTCAAGTTTTCGTTTGGATAATCTATCAGATTTTCAAATTCTAAATTTCTAACTATTTCCCCATTTTTATTAAGCAAGTTATAGTCTAGGGCCGCAACATCTGAGGATAAAATGCCGGCCATCGTTGAAATATAATTAATTTTATTGTATGCGCCTATGTATTGCTCTGGGCTGTCCAGTGCTGGGGAACCGTTAATAAAAGACGGTTTTTCAAATGCATGAAACTGTGACAAACCTTTATTTGTCTTTTTTTTTAAAAAAAAGCTTAACATATTCACCCTATTTTTTTTTTATACCTAGCCAATTAAAATTAAATAATTAATTCTTATTCATATTTTACACTATATTGAGTCTAAAATGTAGACTTTAAATATTTTCTTGATGAAAAGGACGCATATCTAAGCGCATCAATACTATCATCATTTTCCTTTATGGGCTCTTCGGCCTGGATTTCTTCTTTGTTTTCTTTCCAGCGATATTTTGGAATTTCGCGTATCAAATCCTTACATGTAGTGTTGATTGTTATTCGGGTATGATTATTTTCATCAATGTTAAAAAATGTAGATAAGTACTGAATACCCGCACTTACGGCATTATCTGCCTTTCTGCATGGGTACACTCCCGACCTCTTGAACTGGTCTATATGTTCGGGCTCATCTGGAGCTAAAAAAAACATTTCTATGTGATATTTGTTTAATATCTGTTTTGCTAAAGAAACCCACGTGATCGCGCTAGGGTCTTGACTAACAACAGGTATTCTAGGCTTTGCGATTTCCTCTAGAACATGAATATTATCATCTTTTGTTATACCAATTACGCATATACAACCATTATGCGTGTAGCCCCAATCTACACCGGCAAAAACATACTTGTATTTATCTTTTTTATATTCGATTTTCTTAACATGAATAGATCTATCATAGCTATCTAATATTTGACCTTGAAAAGCATCACCGCATGCTAAATAATTCCTTTTGAAATATCTTTCTGGCATTGTTCTTCTTGCGTTTTCTACCTCACTTATCAAATCGGGGTTTGTCGTGTTTTCTGCTGTGGTCCAGAAATGCCCTTCCCAGTTAACGTCCTTTTTTTCGCCTTGCTGCGATAATGGTCTTATGTCCTCCATGTACCAATTCGGTAGCGGGGTTGTCGTCATTATAGCCCAACCCTGCTTATCTGATAGTGTGGGTCTTAAATTGTCATTCCAAACGGCTTTTTTAAGTCGGGCCGTTTCGGTAATGTAACAGCCATTTAGGCCAGACCCTACAAGAGATTGGGGGTTATCGCCTGACTTAAAATGTATTAAAATATTAGGCTTTAGCCATATTTTGGGCGGGTTTGAGCGGGATTTATCATCTTGTATTAATTCTTCCGGTAAAAACATAAAAATATGTTGCATAACCTCTTTTATTATTGTATAAGTTGGAGCTAAAAACCAGTACTCTAGCTTGGGAACGTTGCGTTTAAAATTAACTTTTTCGTCTGGTATGCCTTTTCCGTCGGCTAAATCTCTGTATATATACTGTATAGCTTTTCTTGTGCCTATCCAGTCCTTGCCCCCACGACGGCCAGCCATAATATCAATAAATCTTGCAGTACTTTGCCATACCTTTTCCTGCTTTTTATGCCCCCCTATTTTTTCTGGAAAATTAAGGGTTAACGCCAATTATAAAGCCCACTTTCCTTTTAAATAGTTATATATGTCTGTATCTGTAGCTGCGCTTGTTGCCTCGTGTACTATAATCATTTCAAGCCAATTTTGAATCAAACCCTGCGTCTGATCGGCTTTGTTTGCGTTTAAGTAAAAATCACCTGTCGTTAAATTGGCTGCGTAGTCATTAACTTGGCCTCTGAATATATTGTCAATAACAAGGCTTGCAGTTCCAGCAACACCATCTAACTTGTATATATAAACGTGATATAGCCCAGTGTATGGCGTACCGGTAGGGGTTAAGTTGCTATGAAAGGTACTACTCCCGTCCGCTCGACAATTAAACACATTGCTACTTGAACCTGATTCAATATTAAAATCATTAGGGAATTGGCTCCACGATATTGCAGACTGATTAATATTAGTTATATTAACTGGTATGACATTTGTCAAAAATACAAACGTCATTGAAGAGTTAAGATTAACAACGGGAAAATTAATTTTCTTCATAGACTTCTGAATATTATCAAATTCTACTGAGTTAAGGCCGTTTCGTTTGTTTGTCGGTGATTGAGTAATTGGACGATATAGAGCCGTAGAATCAAGGTTGTTACTGCCACCACTTAAATCAATCAATGTATTGAGTTCAAAACCACCCCCTAACGCTGGGCCAATCAATTGCCCTCTAAGATTAGATGCATCATAGAATGCTGCTATATTTGTTAGGTCTCTAGGGTCTAATATCGCCCATTTATTTTTAAAAAAACTAATAAGGTTAGCGTCATCAACGGCTGGAACAACCCCTTCATAAAACATAAATTCGGCTAAATTAGCTTCTAAAAATCGGACATTTTGCACGTCTCTACCGATTTTAATAGTAGCAGTAGTCCCCATCGTGCCAGTGTAAGTTGTTTGACCAATTTGATTCCCATTAATAGATAATGTAGCCGTATTGTTTAAATGATCTAATTGATATTTATAAATCATATAATTGTATTCATAGGGTGCGTCTGCTGGGATAATATCTGAATGAAGACTGCTTACAACGGCAGAATCGAATTTAGCAGAATTATTAGAAACAATTGATACAGTGTTTCCTAGATCATCTTCAATTGCTATTAATGCATCTAAAACGTTATTAACAGTTTTAACCTTAGCCACAAGATACATTGTGAAACTATTAGTCATATCAATGGTTCCTGATATCAACGCTGAATTTTGACCTTCAATCAAATCGACTACATTTAGGCTATTTTGCTGGAATCCATTTATTTCAGGTGTGCCAAGCACAGTGAAATTATTGTTATTACCTGATTTATCGTTAACTTGCGTAACATTATCGCCAGTCGCAACAATGCTTGATAAATCGTCAAACTCTAATAATACAGTTCTATTAGTTGGAACAGGGGGCGGCTCTGGTGGCAAATCTGTTACTTGTAAATATAGCCCTTGATAGGCTACCCCTTCTAGGTCACTTACTCCTTGAAATGAGGTTTCAAGCTCTCCCCCCACTTCAAACCCCTGATTGAATTACAGATAAAAATAGTTCTCCACCGGTAATACTTGAAACATTCAGCCTAACCGCGCTTACTGGTACCGTAAAATTTCCGTCAAGATCGTCGGGGTCACTTAATTCATTAAGATTTTTTAAATATTTATGTTGTTTAATGGCGTTTACCGGTGCTGTTTCAGGGTTTTTTCTAGCGGTATACTCTACAGTACACTCAAAGGCACTTGTCAAACCGTCTGTTGATATAAATATACCTATAGGATAATTACCAGTTCTTTTATTGTTTAGCTGTAACCAATCCGTTACACCGGCACTTGTCAAGCCAAGTCTATTTTCTACGCCTAAAACTATGTTTTTTGTCGCCATGAAATACCCCTTATTTGTTAAAATTAATTATTATGTCTTCCTTATTTAATTCTATAGCATTCTCAAATGTTTGCAAGGGCCGACCTTCCATCCGGTCCAATATAGTCTGAATTGCTTTAATATTTCCCTCTAAGGCAGAGCCCACCAATTTAGCCGCAACCCCATAAGCAAAGTTTTTGTCGCTTGCAAGTTTAACCACCTTTTTTTTTCCTTGCACGCAAAACTCAATACTAATAGAATTAGCATTTAATATTTCTCGCAAAGCCTCGGAAATAGTTTTTGTGTTTTTAGGTCTTCCCCTCGGATTCCCTGATACACCTTTAATAAATTTTGTCATTTGCTACATTTCTCTAATTAAATTAGTCCTGAAAACTCTGCCATAGTCAGATTCCCTATGTATAATAAAATAATCATTATAATTATCCCTACAAACCAACTGCAAAAAATTAAATGATATTATATCTTTACAGTCTTTGGGTATCTTTATACTTTCTATACTTTTCTCACCCCAAGGCAGTAAATCATAAATATTTATCTTAGATTTAGAGTAAACTATAGATGTATTCATTAATAAAAAAATAAAAAGTATTTTAATTAACATGCTTTCCTTTTTTCAAACTTTTATTTATGTATTTAATTAAAGCCTCAATAGTTTTTTTCTCTCTCCCCTGCTTTTCTTTAGCAGCTAAAAAAAGCTCTGGTGAATTTCGGGATATAGTTTTAAGGGTATTATTTGAAGAGTACCACCCTTTTTTAAAAGAGTCTCTAGCTTTCATTAATTGCTCTATTTCTACAAAAGAATACATGTTAAACTCCTTATTTTTTCTTATATAAATTTAATAATAATACTATTTGAATTGTATGTAAACATTACGTTTTATCAACTTATATTATAAAGTTTCGATTAGTTGTTATCGTTGAAACCATAAAAACACCGCCTACAGAAATAAATTTGTCTATTGTGACTTTATTTGTATCGGGGTTATAGACTAAAGCACCTATTAGGGCCTCTTTTATTTCTAAAAGGCTCTTGTATTGGCATTCATCGGACCTATCGTTATCGCCTGATTGCGTGTAGGAATCTACAAAATCCCCACCTTTAGTTTTAAAAAATCGCATATCTGCCCCTTCGCCATCCATGACTTTTGAGTGTATATCACAAAAAAAATCACATCGATAGTATACCTCGGGTCTAGAATCAAGCAACTCAAAATCTGTTTTCCCCTCTGTGTCAATATCTAAAACCTCATAATCTTTAAAATCAAGCATTTTCTTTTTCTCCCTTTTTTTAGTATACGTATATAATAACACTATGTATTTCCTAAGTCAACACTAAATAATTAGAACCCTTTCCCCTTTTTTTACAGCTTTTAAAATCTCCTTATCTTCTTGTAGCTCTTTACTTGCATACTTTAAGGCGAAAGCGTCCTTATTTACTGCAGCCAGTACCACATCCCTGTCAGCCTGCAGTTCCTCACTTGCATACTCTAAGGCACAAGCGTCTTTATTTATCGCAGCCATTACTATAGCCCTGTCTTCCTGCAGCTCTTTACTTAGGAAGCGCAAGACGTAAGGGTTTTCATTTATCGCAGCCAGTACTACATCCCTATCTTCCTGTAACTCTTTACTTAGGAAGACCAGGAGGTAAGCATTTTTATTTATGGCAGTAAGCACTAAATCCCTATCTTCCTGTAACCCTTTACTTGCATACTTCAAGGCCCAAGGGTTTTTATTTATCGCAGTAAGCACCAAATCCCTGTCAGCCTGCATCTCTTTACTTGCATATTCTAAGGCGAAAGAGTTTTTATTTACTGCTGCAAGTACAATATCCCTGTCCGCTCTCAGCTCTTTACTTGCATATTCTAAGGCAAAAGCGTCCTTATTTACTGCTGCAAGTACGACATCCCTGTCAGCCTGTAGCTCTTCACTTGCATACTTTAAGTCTGAACCCCATTTATTTACTGCAGCTAAAACGAACCCCTTATCACTTTGCCTTTTATTCATTTTTATAACTCCTATAATTTAGTTGACAACCCAGTATTAGATTCTATCAATACAGACAGCTGGTTATTATATACATTATTTTCTGTATTGATTATTTTATACTCAAATTTTTTGCAATTATAAAATTTAATGTCGTACAGGTCCTTACTATTTAGTTCAATAGATATATGGGTGACTTTTTTTGAGTTTCTCATAATTTTAAACATCGCACCTTTTTCATTTACGGTTAAATTTTTAGCCCCGACCATAAATAAAGTTTTGTTGCCTAATTGATTATATATTGTTTGCCCTATTTCCATTTTTTTAACTCCCTTTTTTTAGTATACCTATATAATAACACTATGTAGTTATTAAGTCAAGGTTAGTTATATGCACCTTAAAATACTCATCCCCTTTTTTAACTCTGGTTTTTATGATTTTACATTCAAAAATCAGGCTGTCATTAAATTTGTATTTTTTTTGTAGAATGTCTTGAAGCGGTTTAACGGGATTATCTATATCCGCCCGCATATTTGAAAATCCAAACTCATAAGTTATAGACAATTTCCCTTCAGGGATATCCATTCTAGGCAATGTATACAATAAATACTTTTCATAGTCTTTATATTTATTAGTTTTGAAGCGCCGGCCTTGCCAACACTCATTAACCGAGAGCGGTTTAATTTTTTTATGTATCTGCAATTATTTTACTAACTGGCTTATGCCAGGTACACCCATAATGACAAGCCCCACACAATCATTACTTGACAACGTTTTGCCGACGTCAGCAAAACGACCTGACACCTTGTGACCTGAAGTTTCGCAGGAAGATTTTGCTTTTAAAACTATATCACTCATTAAAATCTGAGCAGACTGCCCCATTTCTTTTAACAGTATATTTTTTATTGTTTTTCTTGCAGAAATCAACGTATCTCTTGACTATGACATCGCAATACTTCTCATCTAATTCCATGCCATAGCATTTACGATTTGTTTTCTCGCAGGCTATTAGGGTAGACCCTGAGCCGAGGAATAGATCGAGGCATGACTTTACCTTATGATTATTAATAGCTCTTTCTGCTAATTCAGTGGGCTTTTGCGTTGGGTGAAAATCGTTTTTAGCATCTCTTTTCATTTCCCAAATCGTTGCCTCGGTTGTCGCTCCGCACCATCTAAGCGTTGAGCCTTTTGGCTTCCAGTAAAGGCACGGCTCATGCCTCTGTTTATATTGTGCATTCATAGCCGCATATTTTGCATTTACCTTGTGCCATATTATTAAGGAATGAATTTTACCAATTTTATTTACTGCACTATATAAATCAATTGGTTTTGTATCAGCAAACCACGTATAACAAGGGCCATCACAAATCGACGCCAAAATTGGAATAACGTCTGTATATATATTTGACGATTGATCGTTTTTTAACTTTTCTCTTTTTCTTGTTATATTTACATTGCCAGAATGAAAATGCCCCCCCTCATAATTGACGCCATACGGAGGATCGGTAAACACCATATCAGCCTTTTCACCATCCATTAGCTTATCAACATCATCAATCATAGTGCTATCACCACACATAACCCGATGCTCCCCTAACTCGTATAAATCGCCCTTAACAGTAATGGCTGGCACTGCCTCTGGCACTTCGTCATCCCCTGTAGTTTCGTCTTCTTCATCTTCCCCCATGATATCTATTAAGCCATAATCGCCCATATCAAAAAAATCGCCTATATCTAACAATTCCCCCTTTAAAATGTCATTATCAATCTGGGCTGCTCTGCTGCTTTCATTGTCGGCAATTCTTGCAGCTGCCGCCTTTTCTGGCGTGTCTAAAGTATGATTAACAATAACTAAAGGTATTGTTTTGTGATTAAGTTCCTTCAAGGCTTCATATCGCCCATGCCCTTTAACGATTACATAATCAGGATCTACAACAATAGGTACGTCAAAATTGAAATCTTCTATGCTATTTTTTATATGTTCCCTGTTAAGCTCGTGCGATTGATAGTTCTTTTCATATGGTTTTATTTTCGTTATTTCCACATGTTCAAGCGTTTCTATTTTCATAAGTTGCCCCTTTTTATTTTAGATACGTTTATTATAAAGAATTAATTATATGAAGTATAGTTGATGAATATAGTTCCATATAGTTCCATATAGTCCCCTGTCCATTTAATGATTGATATAAATATAATCAGAATCAAGACAATTTTTACATTGCCAACGCCACCGATCTTCTGCTCCCATTAGCTGGTACTTTGGGATTGGAACAAGACACTTGCAACCCTCATTGTACCGCTCAATAAGTGCCTTTTTGTTTTTCACTTCTTTTCTTTCGACATAATCGCTAAAACTGTCTAAATACCATTTATCATCCTTACCTTCAATTTTAAAGGTTTTGTGGCAGAAGGAATCGCAAACCCAACTTTCGTACCGATTTAATTTTATACTGGTTTCAATGAAACGCATTATTTCGTTTTTTTTGCTGTACGATGAAATACGTTCAGATATAAAAACTTTTATTTCTTCCGTAGTCATTTCTTCTTTTTGGATTATTTCATAAATATGGCTACTGATAGCCTCTCCTTTTTTTAACCCTATTTCTTTTTCGTATGGTATTAATTTATTTTCAGTGGTTTCTTCTACCCAGCCAAAACTTACTTTATAAATTGGGTATTTTGGATATTCACTCATTTTTTTACCTCCTATTAATCCCCCACATGCGCCCTGCATATCAGGGGCTTTTATAGCCTCTTTTCAATTGAAAAAACTAATAGATTCATCACTAAAACTTTCTGCATTCTCGGTATGGCCCTTACCCTTTTTCAATCTATTAATTTGATCCACAAGGTAAATATCTGATGGGTACTCACCATCAACTTTTTTACCGTTTTTAATCTTACCTATAATAGATACCATGTCCCCCTTTTTGATGTTTCGCTTCACATATTCGGCAGTTTTCGAAAAAGCCATGAAGCTTAAAAAGTCAGACTCATACTCGTTTGTTTCTTTGTTTTTATACTCTCTTGTTACCGCAACAGAGAAATAAGTC